AATCCTGCCACTGTGGCAGTGGTCACTGTGATCAATGTGTCATTGATGTAGATATTGCTACCTGCTGTCAAGCTAGTAGGAGCTGCAGATCCTGTGATGGTGGGCCATGAGGTTTTCCATGCATTGCTACCAATTTGATTCCAGGTGTTGTCAGATTTTTTATAATAACCAAACATGTTTGTGCCCACTGCTACCACTGCATAATCTCCGATTGATCCAACGGAAGCCTTGGGAGTGTTGCCTGCAACAGTGCCGTTGCCGCTCACAGTATCAGTAGCATCAGTGATAACTAGTGGTGCCACATTGGTGAATACAGCAGTGGTTTGATCCCATTCAAAAATACCCCAGTTGCTGACTGTGGTATCCAACCAATAATCGCCATTGTTGGGATTGCCAGTTGGGCGTGTCAAGCTGGCAGTGAGTTCTGTTAAGTCAACATCAACCCGTTGTACATACGCACGGTTGGTCACACCCAGTGCTGAGTAAGCGGCTAGCAAGCCATACTCGTTGAGTTCGTAACCGTTGATTGGTGTACCAGTTGTGGTGTTGTAGAAGAATGGCACACCAAATGTGGCTGCCAAATCACGTTGACTGGTGATTAAATATGTTTTGTTTGCATTAGCGGCAAGTGTACCAGCTGCTACGGTTACTCCGTCGCTGGATACTTTGTTTTGTGCTGTGGCAACCACAAAGTAAGGTACTGTGTTAACGGCTGAAGGGATATATTGACTCTCGTCAATTACTGTTACTTCTACGCCTGGTGATACTAGAGCCATAATGGTTTCCTTTTCAAGTTCTAATATTTATTGACAAGTGCCAAAAACGGCTGAGTTGAGTACCCTTTGGCAAAGGTCCACCATAAATACCCCATGCAAAGACCTATTTGTCAGTCATGCCATCAGCGACCATGTGCTGTAAACTATATCAAAGAAGATGTCACTCACTATAGATCACGATGTGAGAACTGCACAAGAAAAGGACGGGGGCTTCGACCACGAGATCCGCGTTGGAAAAGTGCCGGTTACAAGAAAAAACCCGCATGTGACAAATGCGGGTTCAAGGCCAAACTACTGACTCAGTTGTTGGTGTTTCATGTTGATGGCAACCTCAACAATTCAGAACAAAGAAATTTAAAAACAGTTTGTCTCAACTGCGTTGAATTACTTAAAAAATCTGATGTTACTTGGAGGCCTGGCGATCTTGAGCCGGACTTGTAGCCAGTGCCTTGACCTGCTGATACAAATCGTCTAGGGTGCCGTTGTTGTCTAGCACTGCATCAAACTTTGTGCCCACCCAGGCAGTTTCGCTGGCATGAATGCCTAGCTTTTCCATTTTTTTGTGACTTAAGGCCCAGGTAGTGTTGCCATTGGCGCCACGATTTACACTTGCCGCAGCCTCGTACCAAGCTGGTTCAGGACCACGTACAACTCTGATGACCCGCCCACCAGCATTTTTGATTGCTTTAATTTCGTTGGGGAAACGGCAGTCACTTATAACAACATCATCTTGGCTGTGACGCAGTTTGTTTTCCAAACTGGCAATCCAGATATCATCATGAAAGCCGGCTCTGCACACTTCTGTCCCCCAGTACTGTAGGATCCAACGTGGTGTTAGCGTGGGCATGTGCAGGCGTTCTGCCCACCAAGGATCTACTTGTTCACGCCATTCACGGGCTTGTTTTGTGCGCCCTTCCAGCATGGTTCTGTCCCAACCAAACACTTGTGCCACAGCATCTTTTAGTGTGCTTGCAAAGCTCTCTCTACGAAAATGATGCAGGTTTACCAGGTAATCAGCAATGGTATCTTTGCCAGATCCAATAAATCCACAGATTCCAATGATCATTTGAGTTCCTTAACGTTGAGGTATTTAAGCGTGTCTTGAAGCATGCCAATTTGTCTGCGGCAATCTTCTAGTGCATGGTGGCTTGTGGGAGGTATAGGCTGTTCTGGCCATAAACTAAACACCGTACGACTGTCACGTACCATGTAATACTTCCAAGGCAGTGGTTTGTTGTAGCTCTTGTAGGCATGCTCAAGAATGTTCATGTCATATGTGGGACCTTGACTCCATATCAGTCGGGAGTGCCAAATTAACCGGCCTAGTTCGTCTAGGGCTTGGTCCAATGGGATTCGCCCTTGCTCTCCGAATGCTTCTTCCCTGGCATGTTCGGGTTGAGTTGCCCACCACTCAATTGTGCCATTGTCAATTGAACGATTTTCCTGGCTTTCCAGAGTAACTCTAGCATAGTAATGTTTGTCGTAGTGGCCCGAACCAAACGGATCAAATGCTTGAGCGGCTATGGTAAGAATAGTGGTGTCGGGGCCTGTTGCCAGGCCCTCAAGATCAATCATCAGGTGCATTCAATGATTGTAACACAACTGCAATGGTTTGTCTAGTGTGTGTTAACCGATTACCCAGGTAAGTGGCTGACTTGCATCCACATACATTTTGAGTTCTTCAATTTTGGCATCCATGATCTCTTTGCCTTCAGTCTTCATTTGAGTACCGTTTAGCTGTCCGCCACCTTGTGGACCAGCAATTTGCGCAAACTTTTCACGTGCTTCACCAATGATCATTTTACATGCACCGACCATATAGTCTCGGATCCACTGACTGATTTGGTAGTCACTCAGCAACTGAATTTCAGGTTTGGTTTGATACACCCAAAGCAGGACATTTTCGCCTGTGCCTTTTGGATCTCGAATCAACTGCAATTTCTTTGTAACAGGATTCCAGGTGTAATTCATGTATGCACCAAACATACGTCCGGCCAGTTCAACGTATTGGCTGTAGAAGTCATAAGTGGCTAGGCCACCAGCCACGTTGAAGTTCATGAGGTAAACGTTGATTGACGCTTGTGCAAACGGATCAAAGTTTGATGCAAACGGACCTGTAGAATCGCCAAATGTTCTGCGGAATATTTGACGCACACTATACACTTCTTGGGGCAATGTATAGATGTTCACGTCACGAATCAACTCCATGAAGATGTAGGCTTCTTCATAGGCGTTGTTGGCACGTTGGCGATAGGTACCAATTGTGCGTTGATATGCCGCTTCGTAGTGTGCAGGGTCTAATTCGAGATCAATGATTTGATCACCCATGGTTAACTTGCAATATTCAATAAGATTTTGCTTTAACTCAGGTAATGTATTTTGTTCAGCCATTGGGGGAACTCCGTTCCCCCTTATTTACCAGGCTTTGAGTATGATCAAGTTCTCAGTGCCCCGGGCATTCCAAGGTGTTTCTGTGGTAGTCAAATCCTTGTAGATTTTACGTGCCGCTGGCTTGCCTGCGGCTTGTATGGCCTTTACAACATCTGCTGGTTTACGCACAGTTTTTTGTAGTGTTTCCACGGTGCTGTATCCAATTACACTGTTGTTCTTGATAGTAAACGCCTGTGTATAGTTGTCTGCTACCACATGGATCAATTTGCGTTTTTTGGTATCGTACAACCAGGCTTCTGCTTTGTCTACCAGACTTGCGGCAGGCAAGCCTTTGAGCTTGAGCTCTGCAAACTCTAGTACATGTTTGAATTTTGCGGCACGTTTTTCCGGTGGTACTGCTTTGACCTTGCGTGGTTTGCGTTCCACTTTCTTGATCTGCACATAAGCACCACAGTCGTTGATCACTGCTTCGCAAAACTTCACACAATTACGCAATTGGATCTTGGTCAAGTAAGAGTATGCTTCAACCAGCAACGAGTCTTTGCCTTCCACTGCTTCTTCAAATTCTGCCAATTTGCGTTTCCAGCGATTGGCAATTTCATTGACCATTTGCGGTGCTACATTCATACCCCGGATCACTGCAATGGGTTTGTAGTCTGCTGACATTTTGGCGCCTGCCATCATGAATTCATCAAACATACCATCCAGTTCAGCCGCACACTCACCAACTTTTTCTCTCAGGCGATCTTGAATATTGGGCTTGGCAGGCACATCCACTACTGGCTCCGCATCCGCTTCCTCTGTTTGTTTGCTGGTCAAGATTTCTTTAAGCAAATTGTCCAGTTTGATCTGTTCTGTTTCACTTAGTTCTAGTCCCACCATGTTCATGCGACACAACCAGCCTGTGGTCAGGCGAATGGCTGAATCTGGAATGCTTTTTAGTGTACGCACATCTGCTCGGCGATCATGCGATTCCAAATAGTTCACAATCATGTCACGGGCATCTTTTTTGCCGTAGAAATAGTTGTACCATGAGAATGCCTTGCTCATAGCACTGATACGATTGTCTGTGGGTTGCGTTTTCCACACAGGTTCCATGCCCATGGCATTGGTATCTGCACTACGTGGATTTAGCGGTTTAACTGGTTTCATGTGGGCTCCTTTTGGACTAATGCAGTAATTATAGCAGTTCAGGATTTATTGGTCAACCTGCCCATAAATACTACATTATGCCACGCCTAAGTTTATACCGCCCAAATCGAACCCGCGATTACCAGTTTTTGGACCGCACAATCTCCGAAATGTACACCGTTGGGGGTATGGACATTTTTGTCCACAAATATGCAGGCCCGCAAACTGGTGGTGAGGACTCGGCTCTTTCGGGCAACGGCGATGCTACCCAACCCATTTACGACACACTGGATCCACTGAACATCCAAGATTTGCTGTTGCTGGAAAACCGTGACAGAATTTATGATCAAGACGTTTACATCATGCGCGGTGTGTACACTCACCAAGATGTGGATTTTGATCTAACACAATTTGGCCTGTTCTTGAACAACGACACCTTGTTTATCACGTTCCACTACAATGACATGATTGACACGTTTGGGCGCAAACTCATGAACGGCGATGTGCTGGAAGTGCCCAACTTGAAAGATTACCATCCGCTGAATCAAGCCATTCCTCAGCCCTTGCCACGATATTATGTGGTACAAGATGCTGATTATGCCACAGAAGGCATGAGTCAAACATGGATGCCACACACATGGCGTGTGAAGGCCACGCCCATGACCAACAATCAGGAGTTCAAGGACATACTCAAGAAACCTGTGGTCAGCGAAAATATCTGGGACAACGGCAATTTCTATCCCACTGGCTGGGTCACCAATTACGGTGATGTTTATTATCAGGCTCGACAAAACGTTCCAGCTGGCACTGATATCAACAACGCCACCTACTGGCAAATTTACACGCCGCCCACACAAAGCGATGTGTTCACAGCTCGTACCAAAGACAACCAAATCAACGATGCCATACTCACACAAGCCGATGTTGAAGTTCCACTTAGTGGTTATGCTACCGATCAGTACTATGTGGCGCCAACATTAGGAGATGGCAGTCCGGCTAACCCAACTACATTGACTACAGGTGATAGTACTACTGTAGACGGTACTCAAGGTGGTATGGCTGTTACTCCAAGTGGTCCCGGCTATACCAAGGGCTACTTAACCGGAGACACTGTGCCAAACGGTGAGCCAGTAGTAACTGGAGTTGCTTTCCCGTTGAACCCTGTGGATGGAGATTATTGTTTGAGACTAGATTACTTCCCAAATAGACTGTTTAGATACAACTCAACTGTGAAACGTTGGGCCAAGATTGAAGATGGTGTGCGCACAAATCTCAACAACGGACCCGCCAATAATACTTTACGCTCCGGCTTTGTGAACAATACATATACTACACGCACCACTGACCTGGGCAACATTCCAAGTCGCCAGAGTCTCAGTGAAGCTCTCAAGCCACGTGCGGACAACGGTGATCAAGGCGGCAATTTACCGTCAAACTCATACCCTAACACACAACCTGGACAGAAGTCGAGTTAACAATGCAACAATTTTTTTACGATGAGCAGCTACGCCGATTCTTACTACAATTTACCAGAATTGTCAGCAACTTTCAAATTGAATACGGCAACGAAACTGACGGAGTCAACCAAGCCGCACTGATACGTGTACCTGTTCGCTATGGCGATGCCAGCCGCAATGCACAAGTGATCATGCAAGAGAACAGCCGCAACTCAATGCCAGCAAGTCCACTAATGACTTTCTACATTTCAAGTTTAGACTATGATCGTCCGCGTATGCAAGAGCCGTACTTTGTGAGCAAGGTAAACGTTCGTCAACGCACCTATGACAGTGCGACTGACTCATTTGAACCCACACAAGGCAACGCCTTTACTATTGAACGACTAATGCCTGTGCCTTACAAAATGGGTATCACACTAGATATTTGGACATCAAACACCAATCAAAAGATGCAGTTGTTGGAGCAGATGTTGACGTTGTTCAATCCCAGTTTGGAAGTACAGAGCACCGATAACTTTATTGATTGGACCAGCTTGACTGTGGTAGAACTTGAATCAGTTACTTGGACTTCTCGTACAGTTCCTATTGGTACTGACAACCCTATTGACATGGCCACAATCAAATTTAGCATACCAATTTGGCTCAGTTCACCAATCAAGGTCAAGAAGCTGGGCGTGGTAGAACGTGTGATTGCATCCATGTATGACGCACAAGGTGATCTAAACAATGCTGTTACCAACAACGACTTGCTCCTGGGTACCAGACAAATCATTACTCCTTATAACTGGGCTGTGGTTCTTATTGGTAATAAGTTGCAAT